AAATTGGGCCAAAAATACTCCTGGGTTACCGGCTGACATCAAATCCAAATTTGATGCTGCCGCAGTTAATGGTGCGTTTGCTGTAAATTTGGCGCAAACTAAAATAAACCCGTCCATGCTTCAGGAGTACACACCTATAGCTGCTATTGATACTGTAAACACAGACACACTTGAAGCAGCCGCTAAACGCATTGTGGGTAATGCCAAAGTGCCTAGTATTTTGCCGGTAGCCATAGAATCTAGTGCTTATTCCAATACCAAAGACGAGGACTTGATTTACACTGGAAATGACGAGATAGTGTGGGATCGGGTGAATGCCGAAAGACTGCGCCGGGGACTTCCGAGCCTTACCGCAATAGGCTATCCAAGGCCCGAAACTACCGCATAAATATTGTTATGACTACCTTTGTTGGCTTCAACACTCAGAATCAATACAAAAAATTCACACTTGTGGACTTTGAATTGGTCAAGCGCGATCTCTTGAATGCGTTTAATATTCGTCAAGGTCAACTGCCTGGCCGTCCGGGATATGGCACAGTATTGTGGAATTATCTGTTTGAAAATCAAGTTGACGCTGTTCAACAAGGCATCATTGATGAAGTGCAACGAGTGGCTGGTGGCGATCCTAGAATATTCATTAGTAACATCAACGTGTATCCTCAAGAAAACGGCATGCTAATTGAAATAGAAATACAAACAGTAGGCGGGGTCGATGCTGAAATACTAAGTGTATTCTTCAATCAAGTCAGTCGTTCAGCCAGCTATGTATAACTACGCCGTTTTTTATCTACATAAATAACAGATAAAGAATACAAGGCCCAGACGCAATGGCAAAAACCACTAGACAAACAGCGATATTTGGTGTAGAAGATTGGAAACAAATCTATCAAACCTATCGCGAAGCAGACTTTCAAAGTTATGATTTTGAAACTCTACGCAAGAGTTTTACTGATTACCTGCGTTTGTACTATCCAGAAACATTCAATGACTACATTGAATCATCAGAATACATTGCCCTGCTGGACGTGATTGCGTTTATGGGTCAAGCTCTTGCTTTCCGTACAGATTTAAACACAAGAGAAAACTATTTAGACACAGCAGAACGCAGAGACTCGGTTACTAGATTGGCTAACTTGGTCAGTTACACTGCCAAACGCAATACCGCAGCCCAGGGCTTGCTCAAAGCATTCTCAGTGACCACAACAGAAAATGTCACAGACTTTAATGGCGTTAACTTGGCCAACGTTACGGTAAACTGGGCTGACCCCACAAACTTTGACTGGTTGGAACAGTGGAATGCCATTGTGAACGCATCTTTGGTTAGCAGTCAAAAGATTGGCCGTCCTGCTAATCGTCAAACTATCCTGGGTGTTGACACCAACGAATATGGCATTAACTTGGTGCCAGGATTTTTGCCGGTGATCCCTTACACTGCTACTGTGGATGGTGTGAACATGCCGTTTGAAGCCACAACTTCTACCACAGCTGGACAAGATTACATTTACGAACCCAGTCCAAAACCTGACACCACATTTAATATATTATATCGCAATGATCAGTTGGGGTATCAATCAGCCAACAACGGATTCTTCTTTTTCTTCAAACAAGGTACACTGCAAAATCAAGACTTTAATTTGGCCGAACGCATTGCCAATCGCACAGTAAACATTAATATTGAAGGCGTTAACAATGAAGACCGTTGGTTGTTTCAGTTAGACAATGTAGGCACAGTCAGTCGAGAGTGGACATTCACTGAAAACATTTACTCAGCGGCCGCAGAACAAACAGCAACCTTAAGACCAATATTTTCTGTTACCAGCAGAACCAATGATCAGATTACCATGGTGTTTGGCGATGGTGTGTTTTCAGAAATACCGGTGGGCATCTTCCGTGCGTATGTTCGTGCTTCAAACGGCTTGCAATATATTATCAATCCTGCTGAAATGCAGAACGTGGTACTGCCAATCAGTTACATTGACCGCAATGGCAATCTGCAAACCATTACATTTACCTGTGGTATCACGCAGCCTGTGAGCAATGCACAAAGTCGTGAAAGTATTGATGCTATCAAGCAACGTGCTCCAGCAAGATACTACACTCAGAATCGCATGGTCAATGGCGAAGATTACAATCTGTTTCCATTCACTCTATACAATTCAATTATCAAAAGCAAGGCCTTGAATCGTGCTTCAATTGGTACCAGTCGTTACTTAGACTTGGTAGACAACACAGGCAAGTATTCATCAACCAATACATTTTCTAGCGACGGCGGCATCTGGGAAAATAATATTCTTCCTACCACATTGTTTGCATGGACCAATCGCAATGAAATTGCTGACCTTATTACCAACACAATACAACCAACTATTATTGAAGCTACATTTATACAATTTTACTATGCAAACTTTCCAAGGATAACTGTAAACACTGGTGTCACCGCTCTAAGCACTTGGCACCAAAGCACAACATTGGCTAATGAAACCACAGGCTATTTTCAAAACGCAGTGGGTACACCAGTCATGGTTGGAACTTCAAGCAGCACTGCATTCAAATATGTTGCACAAAAAAGTTTGATCAAGTTTGTTCCTCCAGTTATCGATGGACAACCATATTATTTTGACGCTAACAATAGATTGAAACCTGGACTGCCAACAAGACCAGAAGACCATTTGGAAATTTGGGCTAGTCCGCTTGCAATAGTAGGAGATGGCAGCAATGATGGCATTGGTAATTTAACCAATGGTCAAGGTCCTGTAGCACTCAACAATTTTGTGCCTACTGGTGCTGTTGTAGATACTATTATTCCTGTATTTCTCACAGACTTGACTCCCGCTATAAGAGAACAAATAACACAACAAATTTTGTTGTATAGAAATTTTGGTCTTGGCTATGACAATGATGGCACTATTACAGGCACACCAGGAACTTGGTATGTTATTACCAGCACCAATTTGAACGCCGACGCAACATGGAGTCAAACGTATGCGGGCAACACATCGGGGCAAAATTTAGATGCTTCATGGATAATTCAGTTTGTAGCAGTAGACAACAAATACACAATCACATTCCGTGGGCTTGCATATTACTTTGGCTCGGTGCTACAAACAAGATTTTTCTTTTACGGTAACCAAAAAATCTATGACAGCCGCACAGGCACCACCATTAGAGACTTTATTAATGTGTTGGCAGTAAACACCAAACCAGACAGCTCGTCACCACTGCCTGGAGATATTTTCACTACTATCATTGGCCAACCTGTGGAGTCTGACGGCTATGTTGATGACTTCCAGGTGTTAATCAGCTACAGAGATTCAGACTCAGACGGGGTGCCAGACAATCCAGACTTCTTCAATGAGATTGTTGCACCTAATGTTAACCCTAATCTCAAATTGGTGTTCTTGCAACGAACTGTGGACTTTGATAATTTGCAAAGATATTTGTTAGCTGAACCAGGAGTGGTAAATTCAGACTATCCTACCTACGATAATATTGAATTGGTAAAATTTCAGTATTCTCCAGGGCAAGTTTTCTACGCCTATAGCGATGAATTATTTTTTACATTAACAGTTAATACCGCTGGAGTTAGAGTAATAACTCAAGCTGCTGAAGGTGATTGGATTGCCAGAACAGGACGCCAGGCCTTGTACTTCCAGTACCGTCATAACTCGCCACTGACCAATAGAATTGACCCAGGCACCACTAACATCATTGACTTGTATGTAGTCACACAAGCATACTACACTGCCTATCAAAATTGGATCACAGATACCACTGGGACAGTGACAGAACCCAACATGCCCACAATTGATGAACTTGGCACTGAGTATCAAGGACTAAACGAATACAAGATGCTGAGTGACAACATTATTTTGAATTCTGTAGTGTTCAAACCTTTGTTTGGTCCAAAAGCAGCCAAGACATTGCAGGCCACAATCAAAGTTATCCGTGCTCAGAATTCCACAGCCAGCACCAGTGAAATACAAAGTTCTGTGTTGGCTGCAATGAATGAGTACTTTAGCATTGACAAATGGAATTTTGGTGACACATTCTATTTTTCAGAACTGGCAGCATATCTGCACAGATATCTTGGAACCATAATCAGTTCAGTGGTGCTAGTACCACTAGACACACAAAAATACTTTGGCGACATGTACGAAGTAAGAGCAGAACCCAGTGAAATATTTGTCAATGGCGCTACTATTGACAATATTATTGTTATTGATGCATTGACCAGTACCAACTTGCGTACTGCACCTGGTAGCGGAGTAATTTAATGGCACGAGTACGCAGCGTAGATTTTCTTCCTGAAATTTTTCAGACCGATGCCAACAAGCAGTTCTTGGCAGCTACTCTTGATCAGTTGATTCAAGAGCCAAAATTTAAAAAGACTCAAGGCTACATTGGCCGCACAGTAGGTCCTGGTGTAAACCCCAATGACAAATATGTGATTGAGCCTGACAAAACTCGCGCTGACTATCAGCTTGAGCCAGGTGTAATCAGTGTAGACCCTACAGATAACAGCAAGATTGTTGATGCTATTACCTATCCTGGTATAACTGATTCTTTGGTATATCAAGGCAGTCCGTCAACACAACCCAGCCGATTATACACCAGTGACTATTACAGTCTTGATCCGTTTATCAACTTTGATACATTTGTAAACTTTAGCCAATACTATTGGGTTCCAGACGGTCCCGATGTGGTCACTGTGCAATCACCAGGTGTGGCGCTGAGTCAAAATTTCTCTGTGAATAGAGAAAACGGAGTTTACACTTTTTCAGGTGTGACTGGAAATAATCCCACAATAAATTTAGTACGTGGTGGTAACTACACATTCCAAGTAGCACAAAACAACAAAGAAACTGTTAACTACAAAGTCACACGTACCAATGTTACCAGTTTCAACATTGACAACGAACCCAACGCACCTATTGTTTTAACTCGGGGCAACACATACACATTTAACTTGTTTGTGCAAGGTGATTTTCCGTTCTGGATCAAAACTGCTGCCACTACAGGCACAGGCGATGCCTACAACACAGGCGTGACACGCAATGGATCAACAGTTGGTACTGTGACATTTGTTGTGCCGCAAGATGCACCTGACACACTGTATTATTCTTGTCAAACTCAAAGTCTCATGCGTGGAACCATCAGCATCATTGATGCTGAACCTGGTGACGGTCCAGGATTTTGGATTCAAACTGCGCCAGGAGTCAACGGATTAGATCCCATAACTCCAAACATAACTTCTAGATCCATTTACGGTGTTACTGACAACGGCATTGATCTTGGCACAATCAATTTTAATGTGCCACAAAAAACAGCACAAGATTTTTTCTACTATCTTACCAGCATTGGTGCAGTTGATCTTGTTACTGATTTGTTTTTTGAAAATATTGATGGTGCCAGACTAGATCAATTCATAGCCACCTATGGCGGCATTGATGGAATCACTGACCTCAACACACGAACTTTGGTATTTGCTAATAGTGCAGGCGATCCTGCTACTAATTATTACAGCGTATGGCGCATTAGTTATGTTACAGTTGGCGCCTACACCTATCTATCGCTAGGCAGTATTCTAAACATAGACAATTTAGAAAAATGGACCATACGATACGGTACTGAATATTCCAGCACACAATGGTATAAAAATCAAGCAGGGTATATTGTTGAAATGCCAGTGCTTACAGCCAAGCTGGACACTTTGTATTACCAAGATGGCACTGATCCAGAAATATTTGGGATAATCAGACTGATTGAACAAGACAACAGCGGCACAATTTATATTGAAGATATTTTAGGCAAAACCAATTATACCAGTCCAGATGGAATTACATTTACTAACGGACTAAAAGTTCAATTTTTAGGCAGTGTATCACCTTCTAGTTATGCTACTGGGTCAAATGCATTTATTTGCACAAACACCGCAGCGGGTATTAATCTTATTACCACTGAGTCTACACTAGGAATGGCAGTAGGCCAAGAGATTATTTTTTCTAGCACAGCATTTGGTGGAGTTAGCACTGGTGTTACTTACTACGTGCAAACAGTGTTTAGTAGCAGCCAGTTCAAAGTGAGTGCAACTAAAAACGGTCCAGCAGTAACATTGACTTCTGCCAATGGCAGTATGGTTGCTACTACCAGCCAGAATCCACAATACTATGTGAGTGGAGTGGGCACAGCAATTGAACTATTGCCTGTGACAAATTACATTACTCCTGAAGAGTATGCGGCTGCTGATGATATTGATTATCTCACAATCAATAGAGATAGCCCAGATCTAAATGCGTGGAGTCGTAGTAATCGTTGGTTCCATATTGATGTGCTTAACGCCACTGGTGCGTACAACGACACCCCGGTTGTGATAGACAATGACAAAAAAGGCAAGCGGCCAATCATACAGTTCCGCGGCGGTATTAGATTGTACAACATGGGTACAGATGCCAAGCAACCAGTGAATGTGATTGACTTTACTGAAACTGATGCTTTTAGTAATATTGAAGGCAGCACTGGATATTCAGTAAACGATTATACATTTGTCAATGGCAGTCGTGTGATTTTTGCAGCTGACGAAGATCCAAATGTGCGCAGCAAAATTTATGTTGTAAATTTTGTCACTCCAGATACTGTGACACCACTAATTGATCAACCAATTATAAATTTAGTAGAAGCAACAGACGGAGAAATATCAGTCGATCAAACTACCACATGTATCAGTGGATCACAGGTTGGTATTACCTATTGGTATGATGGTGTGGAGTGGTTAGAGGCGCAACAAAAAACTTCAGTGCAACAAGCACCACTGTTTGATATATTTGATGCCGATGGCATAAGTTTGGCCAATACAGTTACATATCCTAGTTCAACATTCACAGGCACAAAGTTGTTTAGTTATGCTACTGGATCAGGCATCACAGATCCAATATTACAACTCACACTCAAATATCTTTCATTGACCAACGTTGGTGATATTGTGTTTGATAACAATTTGTATTCAGACTCATTTGTGTATGTGCGTGATAATGTCAGCACCACAGCGCCAATCAGTTCTGGATTTGTCTATGAATATGCATCAAGAACTGTGTATGATAGACTGATTGGCTGGCAAACTGCTGCGGTTCCAACGCTAATGCGCCAGCAGTTTAAATTTGTCTACAATTTACAACCATTGCAATTGGATGTAGCAGTTCAAACAAACGTTGTGACCACAGTACCTAGTGTAAAAGTGTTTGTGGGATCAATATTTCAGGATCCAGGCACATACACAATAAGCACTACTACCAATACCACAACTATCACATTTAGTACTGTGCATGTGGTAGGAGATGTGATTGAAGTCGAAGTGCTCAGTGATCAGATCAGTCAGGTGGCTTTTTATCAGGTTCCATTGAATCTCAATAACAATCCATTGAATGCCAACAGCCCGAGTTTTACATTGGGCACCTTGCGCACTCACTATAACAGTATCTGTCAAAATTTAACCACATTTAGTGGCTCAATCAATGGTGCCAATAACACTAGAGATCTTGGCAATATTATACCTTATGGTCAAATAATTTTACAACAAAGCGCACCACTCACACTGGCTGGATATTTTATGAGATCTCAGCAGTACAATATTTTTGGTGCGCTAGAATACAACAGCAGAGAATATCAAAAGTACAAAAATCAACTGTTAGAAGCAGTGACCAGACAGACCATACAGTATGAAACTGCGGCGCAAGTGCTTGATACTGTGATTGCTGAAATTACGTTGGGTCGCACCTCAAGCAATCCATTCTACTGGAGCGACATGCTGCCAGCCAGCGCAGTGTTTACAACTACAACTTACGCAGTTAGTTACATCACTACGCAGGTGTTTGACACTGTGCAGTCGTACAATTACACATCTGCCAATTACCTTGGTATGAATGTGTATGTGAATGACGAAATTTTAACTAGAGATTTAGAATATACCGTAGCCACAGATGGTCCACGAATTGAGATTTTAATTACTTTAGCCATTGGAGATGTTGTTACTGTTCAAGAATACAGCGCCACTTATGGTACCTATGTTCCTAACACTCCTAGCAAAATGGGACTGTATCCTGCCTGGCGTCCAGCCGTTATCCCAGTCAAAACCAGTGCAGGCGAACAACTGGTTATACTAGGCCACGACGGTAGTCAAACTCCTATCTTTGGCGACATCCGTGACGAAGTATTGTTGGAATTTGAAACTAGAATTTATAACAACATCAAACTAGATGGCAATCCTGTACCTCTTGATGTTGCAGATGTAATACCTGGACAGTTTAGGGATACTGGGTACAGCTATAGTGAAATCAACACCATACTAGAAACAAACTTGTTGACCTATGTGGGCTGGAACAAGCTGGATTACACTCTACAAAATTACAATGCTGGTAATCCGTTTACCTACAATTACAGTTCTTCGACCAACAAACTCAACGGCGATACATTGTTAGGCGCCTGGCGCGGTATCAATCGTTTTTTCTACGACACTCAGCAGCCTGAATTGACTCCTTGGGAAATGCTTGGTTTTACTGTTCAACCAGATTGGTGGGAAATCACTTATGGTCCTGCACCGTACACATCTGACAACATGAACTTGTGGGACGACCTGGAACTGGGCCTTGTGAGAGATCCAGTAGGAGCTTACACCCTACCCGCTTATGCTAGACCCGGATTGACTTCTGTTCTACCAACTGGCACAGCCGGTGAGTTGTTAGCACCATTGGAGTCAGTGGTAGCTGGCTACAACACACAGTCATTCCAAAAGAGTTGGGCTCCTGGAGATGGCGGCCCTGTTGAAGCATCATGGTGGAACTCAAGTGATTATCCATTTGCAGCCATGCGACTGCTGGCACTCACTCGTCCAGCAAAATTCTTTGCACTATTTGCTGATAGAGACTTATACAAATACAGCACAGAATTTGATCAATATCTCTACAATGAACGATACAGATTAGATGCCAATGGAGTGCAAGTATATGGCGATGGCACCAGCAAAGCCAGTTACATCAACTGGATTGTGGATTACAATCGCATCACAGGCACCGACAGCACTGTGGCATTAGAAAAAGACCTACAAAATTTAGATGTTCGACTGTGTTACAGAATGGCGTCATTCTCAGACAAACAGTATTTGAAATTGTACACTGAAAAGTCCAGTCCAAAATCAACCAATGACAGTTTGCAAATTCCTCCAGAAAGTTATCAACTGCTGGTGTATAAAAATCAACCATTTGACAGATTGATCTACAGTTCAGTCGTGATTCAAGTTGTAGATGGCGGCTGGGCAGTTTTTGGCTACAGCACTGCAAGACCATTTTTTAACACATTGACCAGTATCCCAGTTGGGCAATTCCAAACATACAGTGTGGCCAGTAAAACTATCAAAGCCCCTGCCAATTACACAACCAACATCACTCAAATTCCTTACGGATTTGTGTTTACAACTGAATCAGCTGTGGCCAATTTCTTGTTGAGTTATGGAAAGTTTTTAGAATCACAAGGATTTGAATTTACCAATCAAATCAATGGCTATTTGATGACTTGGTCACAAATGGTATACGAATATATGTATTGGAGTCAACAAGGTTGGGGCACCGGCAGTTTGATCAACTTGAATCCATTGGCCACAGGACTTTCAGTTTTTAAAGAACAAGCAGTGGTAGATACTATTACATCACAAACTGCAGAACATGTTATCTTGGATCAGAATCGTAAAGATTTTCCTGTGCGCGATCTTAACATTGTGCGAGTTGACAATAACTTTACCATTCAGCCATTGAACAATCAAAGCCTGAGTTTTATTGACATGCGTTACACCAGCTTTGAAAGCATGATTGTGCTGGATAACGCCAGTTTGTTTGGAGATTTAATTTTTGAACCCGTAACAGGTGCTAGACAAAGCAGACTGTATCTATCTGGCACCACTACTACAGAATGGGATGGTAGTGTAAACGCCCAAGGATTTATTCTAAATCAAAATAACATTCCTGCATGGACTGGATTAAAAACTTATGCCAAAGGTGAAATAGTAACATACAAGGGCGCATACTGGAGTGCAGCCACAATTGTTCAACCCAGCGCCAAGTTCAATTACAATGATTGGAATCAAAGTGATTACACATTTATTGAAGAGGGATTGTTGGCCAACCTTGCAAACAAAGCTGACCAACTCAGCAACAGCTATGACATCAACTCGGCTAACTTAATTGCTGACAATGACTTGTTGAGTTATGGATTGATTGGTTTTAGACCAAGACAATACATGGCAGCACTGAACCTTGATGACGTCAGTCAACTTAACATCTACAGAGAATTCCTTGGAACCAAAGGAACTAAAAATAGCACTGACTTGTTTGGTCAAGCCAAATTTAATAAAGAAGTTGCTGATTACAAAGTTTACGAAAACTGGGCAATACAACGCGGAGTGTACGGTGCCAATGCCAACCGCAGTTTCTTTGACTTACGTTTGAATCGTGCATTGTTATCCAGCAATCCTAGCTTGGTGCAAGTTGTGGTACCAAACGAAGCAAGCACCGCTGATCAACAAATTTTTCTTAGCGATGTATGGAAAAACAGTTTTCCGTTGACCACTACTGCATTGTTGCCAACCACTACCACATTGCCAACAGATATAGCTTTGCCTAATGCTGGTTATGTCAACATCGATGACGCTGATATCACAGTGTTTGACTTAGATGATCCTACAAATCTCAATGCCAATATAGATTCTATCATAGTTGGCACAAGCATTTGGGTGGCTAAAGTAAACAGCTATGATTGGAACATTTATCGTGCTGAATCTGTGCCAGGCACTATTCAGCACGTTTGCGATAATTTGAACGGAACCAGCAGAGTTATATTCAGTGGACAACATGGATTGAGCACTGGCGATCGACTGATCATAAGATTTTTTGACACCGAAGTCAATGGTGTTTACACAGTGTTGAGTGTTCCAAATTTAACCACAGTAAACATTGCATTAGATCTTGCAGGTGATCGCACAGTGGTCAACGGCACAGGCATTGGATTTACACTAAAAACCATGCGTGTGGATCAGGCCAGTGATATATTAGATTTACCTTATGCTCAGCAAATTTTACCTGGGGCAAAAGTTTGGGTAGATGATAACGGGCAAGGCTTGTGGGAAGTATTAGAAAAACAAAATCCATTCACTGATCGAACAGTACTGGCTCCTGTATTATTAGATGCCACAGAACAATACGGAGCATCTGTAGCACAAGCCACAAATCGAGCAGCATTGTTTGTTGGTAGTCCACGTTATGGATTTGGGACAGGTACTGCGACAGGCGGCATCTATCTGTATGTTAAAAATTACAGCGATCAGTACGTGCCAATCAGTCCTATTAGCAATCAAGACACTGTGCTCACATTAAACACCACAGGGCTACGTGGATATGGCAATGCAGTAGATGCTGGCAATCAAACATGGGCCATAGGCGGCGCAAGTGCCAGTTTAGGTCCAGCTCCGGCTGGATCACCAGCCAACAACGGATACGCTGTGGTGTTGTGGCGCGATCCTGCTGCTGGTATAGTTAACAGCAGTCCTTGGATACAATCACAGTTGTTGACCTTACCAGGCACAACTACTACCACAACACCGGGTGCTGGAGAATTTGGCTACAGCGTGGCCATGAGTCTTGACGAACGGTGGTTGTATGTGGGTGCTCCTGGGTTAAACACAGTGTATGCATATGGCCAAGTACAATGGCAAAATCAATTTTTGCAATACAAAGCCAATGGAACCAGCAATACTGCTGACATCAGCAATAACATACAAATTAACAATGCCAACCAGATTGTTGTAACCAAAAACAATGCAGTGCTGGTACTCTCAACAGATTACACAGTTGATGCTGGATTTACCACAGTAACATTTACATCAACTCCGGCAGCCGATGACATTATCAATATTTCGCGACTGTATTTCAAAGCATTTACCGCCAGTGGTGCCACATATTCGTTGTCGCCATACTTGTTTACGTTAACTGACATTTACTCATTCTCGGTCACAGTTGATGGGGTGTTACAACGTCCAAATATTGACTACACTTACTCTGCCGGTACTTTGACATTTTATAATATTCCCAGTGGTGGCGCAGCAATTGGAGTAACATCTCAATACTATTATGAGCTTGCTGGAACACTTACACCAACTGTGGCAGTTGCTGCTGGTGCAAGATTTGGTGCCAGCGTTCAGTGCAGTACTGATGGTCGACAAGTTATAATTGGATGCTCTAGTGCCACAGTTGATGGCTTGCTTGAAGCAGGTTCAGTATATGTGTTTGATAGAAACGTACAAAAATTCATTCGCCAAGATGACAGCTCTAACACTTATACTGTGTTAGGAACAGTGTCAGCTCCGGTTAGTGTGTTAGTCAACAATGCATTCTTAACCAATCAAACAGACAGTATTGTTGGCGCCGACGACACATTCTCGGTGTCGGGCAATAACATTACCATTAACAAAGATTTGTTTGTGGGAGATGTAATTGAAATTGAAATCAATCAGTTTGTTCAACAGCAATTGATCACAGAAAATGTTGTGGCTGAATACACAAACTATGGTCAAAGTTTAGACTTATGCCCATACAACTGTAGTTTGTATGTGGGTGCTCCACAAGATTCCAGCGTGGTTTGGAAAGGTGGCGTAGTTGAACGCAGTGTAAATCAATCACGAAGTTATGGCACAATTACTTCTACTATTGCCAACCCTAGTTTGACTGCTGGCCAAACTTTGCGAGTAAACAACATGGACATTGCTGTACCAGCCAGTCCAAACAACAATATAGCAGGTCTTGCTGCTGCCATCAATGGTGGCGAAGCAGGTACCAATACAGGTGCTCCTAATGCTACAGCAGTAGTTTCTACAGATGGCTATTTGACTATTTTTGTAACCAACACTGATGCTGCGCTTGAAGGTAACAAATTGCAAGTGGCACCTGGGTCTGTTGGTACAGTATTTTCTGCACTTGGGTTTAAAACTTTTGTCTATACACAAACTATTGAAAGCCCACGGCCAGTAGAGTTTGGTCAATTTGGTTACTCAGTGGCCATAAACGATACTGCATTAAATCTAGTGGTTGGATCACCCAAAGGCAGTTTGTATTTGCCAATGGTGTTTGATTACAACACCACAACACAAGAAGCAGGCACCACATTTGATGGCAACTCTACCACATTCTTTAGCCCTGTTGTACAATCTGGCGTGGTCTACACATATGACTATTTGCCTAGCAACAGTCTCAGTGTAGCCAACCCAGGCAAGTTTATATTTGGTCAACAAGTGGAAACTGATTCAGTGACTTATTTGGACCAATTTGGTTATGCAGTGAGTTATAACTCTGGAGTGCTGGTTGCAACAGCGCCAGGTGAAGATTTTGAAGATAGCACATTCAGCGAATACGGTGCTGCCTACTTGTTTGAAAATCCCACAAGACGTCTTGCATGGGAACCAATTGCCATTCAGCAGCCAGTGGTTGATATCAAGTTATTAACCAGTGTGTACATGTATGACAGAATCTCTTCTGCCAAGAGTCAATTCTTTGACTTCTTTGACCCACTGCAAGGAAAAGTATTAGGTGCTGCTCAAGAAAATATTGATTTTATCAGTGCTGTTGATCCTGCATCTTATAATGTTGGTCCAATTAACAACCGCGGCAACACCTGGAATGTCACAAATCTTGGTGAAGTTTGGTGGGATATCAGTACTGTGAGATTTATTAACCCTAACCAAGACAATCCAACTTACGCCAGTCGTCGATGGGGGCAAGTGTTCCCAGGTAGCAGTGTTGATGTGTATCAATGGATTTCTAGTACAGTACCACCTGCAAATTACACTGGAGTTGGTGTTCCATACAGCACTACCAGCTATGTGGTAAGCACTCGGTTGAATCAATCTGGAACATTTGTAACTGAATATTACTTTTGGGTACGTGGCATAACTGAAACTGCATCACAGTCGGGTAAAACTCTTAGTGTGGCCACAGTGGCATCTTACATTCAAGAGCCCAAAGCCAGTGGTATTAGTTATATTGCACCAATCAATTCTAGTACCATTGCAATATACAATGGCCTTGATTACATTGTAGCGTTTGACACTATTCTCAGTATTGAGTTTGATCAAACATTAACTGATGCAAATGTGCATACCGAGTATGAGTTGATTGCGCAAGGTGAAGAAGATGCATTCTTAACTGATAACTTGTATCGCAAACTACAAGACAGTTTTTGTGGAGTAGACACAGCTGGTAACAAAGTACCTGATCCAAATTTAAATTATGCTCAACAATATGGTGTGCAATTCCGTCCGCGTCAAAGTATGTTTGTGGATCGCTTCTTGGCACTAAAAAATTATATCCAACGTGCAAACGATGTGTTTTCTTTGTATCCTATAACAGAAAGCAGAAGTTTTGTTTTGCTTAATAGTGCAGAGCCAGAACCCACTTTGGCCAGTGGTGAGTGGGATTTGCGTGTGGCTAACTTGGAAATTTTGGGATTTCAAAATATCTATGCTGTACCATTAGGTTACAAATACCTTGTGGTCACTAACAGTTTGAATCGTGGCTTATGGACGATCAATGAAGTGCAAGCCACTATTACTGATCCGTCAGTAAGAGAGTTGGTGTTGAGTCGAGTGCAAAATTATGACACACGTCAATACTGGAGTTATGTAAACTGGTATAAACCAGGATACAATTCTAGTTCAACTGTTGTGGCAGAAGTTCCAAACTATGCCACACTAGCTACTCTTAGTGTGCCTATTGGATCTAGCGTTAAAGTAACTGCTAATGCACAAGGTAAATTTGAAATTTACCTGCGCACTGACACTGGGTGGGATCGCGTAGCACTTGAGGATGGTACTATTGAAATTTCTGCTGAAATTTATAACTATGCCTTGGGCAGATTTGGATTTGATGTTGAAGTGTTTGATGCACAGTACTACGATCAAGAACCAATAATTGAAACTCGTAAAATTATTCAAGCCATTAATGAAGAATTGTTTGTTGACGAGCTAAAAATTGAACGTAATAAATCTCTTACGTTGATGTTTAACTTTATTCTGAGTGAACTGCTGGCACCGGAATGGTTGATCAAAACCAGTTTGATTGATGTACAGCACAAAGTTAGAGATCTAGTACCATATCAAAATTACATTCGCGACAACCAAGACTTTGTGAGTGAGTACCTTCAAGAAGTCAAGCCGTATCATGTGCAAGTTCGAGCATTCAACTTGACTTATGATGGCGCTGATGACTATATGGGTAGTTTGACTGACTTTGATGTTCCAGCCTATTACAACACAGATTTAACCATACCACAATATGTAAGTCCAATTCTATTGCCTTACCAACATGCTACAGCTCAGGCGTTTAACACGCTTAGTGATACTGCACCTAACAGCACACTCTGGGCAGATTGGCCATACAGTCAATGGTTTGGCAATTATTTGCTACAAGTAGCATCAATTACTGTAACTGATCAAGGTACAGGATACACTATTGCACCGACCGTGGCAATTGTGCCTGCTGATGGAGACACTGGATCGGGTGCAGAGGCTGTTGCAGTGCTTAATTCTTTAGGCAATGTAGTATCTATAACAGTAACTAATCCAGGTTCAGGATATCGATCAACTCCAACTGTGGTATTCAGTGGTGGCAATGGCACAAGCGCCACTGCTTATCCTGTGATGTCTGGCTTGGGAAATGCCACCAATCAGGCAACCGGCAACTCAGAATTTTACAATTTAGTTCGTAATTTTAAAACAGTTATCAAATATGACCGGTATCAATATCAAACATCTATATTGACTTGGAGTTCTGACGGCACATATGAAAACGGCACATTGGTTAGATATGATAACCGAGTATGGCAAGCTGACAGCACTGATGGCAGTACCGCAGTGGTCGGTCCAGAATTCAATCTTGAAGATTGGATTCTAGTAGATGCAGCCACTCTCAGTGGTGTAAATCGTACCATGGGCTTTTATGTTCCAGGTGTAAACGAACTTGGCTTAGATTTGCAGTTATTGGTTGATGGCACCAGCTATCCCGGAGTACAAGTGTGGGGCGATTATTTCTTGGGCAGTGCGCCGGCAAGTCCTACTTTGGTATGTACCGCTACTGATGCAACAACTAACGAAATTACATGTGTTCAAACAGTGCGATTGTCACTCAATGATCCAATTAGATTTTACGGTACAGTGTTTGGAGGAATTGTAGCAGGCACAGTTTACTATGTCAACAGTATTGTTGATTCCACACATTTTACAGTTGCTCTGTCTCCAGATGGATTAACAGTTAGTTTGACCACTGCTACTGGTACTATGGTTGCAGATGTGCCAGAACCCTTAGATGCTACCTATGCCAGCAGTTTCACTGATCAATATCTTGGCCTGCGCCCAACAGATATCAATGTTGACGGCGGCGAGTTTATTGGTTCTTACGAAGGACATGCTCCAGAAGAGTTGGTTAACGGATCTGAGTATGACACACTAGATTTCCGTGTGTATACTCGTCCAGGTGCAGACTGGCTTAATCGCGGACATGGATTTTCAATTGGATCTTACAATTATGTCTATCAAGATTCTGCATTGAGATGGGATGACCTGGTGCAAAATCCTGTAAACATAGAAGTATCCAATGTTACTACAGATAGTGATCTCTCACCAGATGTAGACTATGTTGTGGACTGGGAAAATCAAACTATCTCAGCTATCACAGGTGGTGGCATTGCTACAGGTGATGTGATCAATATTGCTGCTTACGAAATGGGTGGCGGCAATCAATTGTTCCGTGGCAACTATAGCGGGTCAAATGTTAATGATTCTGTTGTGATTCCTGTAAAGGCAGACGAAATTTACGAACTGGTATTGTTTGTAAATGGCGAAAATGTGTCAGGGGCTACTTGGACTCCATACGCTAATAGCACACCATGGACTTACGAAAATTCGTATGCAGCACAAACTGTTGTTGAAGACAATAACTTGTACTACCGAGCGTTACAAGTAGTTCCGCCAGGAATTTTGATAGATGATCCACTGTACTGGGTAGCATTTGTTCCAGCAACAAAATCTATAGTAACATTTCCATACCCAATAGCCAGTGTAAAATATGCAACCACAGAAGCTTTGCCTGCTCCGTATGGCTATGTGTACAACAATGGAGTAAACGGAGTTGGCGCAACCTTAACAAACGCCAACATTTACGATTACTATTCTGTATTGACTATTGACGGTGTTACTCCATCAGTAGGAGATCGTATACTTGTTAAAAATGAAGTTGGCGCATATACCAATGATACTACTCAGAGTGCAACATTTAATGGAATATACACTGTTACTAGAGTTGGCAATAGTTTTGTTTCTTGGATATTGACTAGAGCAACAGATTTTGTAAACCCTCAGGACATTCCTAGTGCAGTCACTTTGGTTACATCAGGATCAACCAATGCCGATACAAGATGGGTGTGTGCATCAAATCCATCTATTTCTGTTGGAACCACAGAGATCAATTGGATTCCTTTTATAGGTAGTGCATCACCATATGGTGCAGGAGATGGTATTTCTATTACTGCAATGGGCATTGAAGATCCGCAATACAGTTGGAGCACAGCAACCACACAATATCGCACAGTTACACTGTCTGACACATTGACCAACAGCATCA